TGAACCTGTTTCTGCTGTTATTGCATTACCTGCTGTTCCTGCTGCTGAAGCAGATATATAAATAGCCATACCAACATTTCCAGATGTTCCTGGAAATCTTGAAGCTGCTTGAGGATGAGCTGAACTTGATTGAGCTACAACACCAATGGATGCAGCATTAATGGATGCAGTTAAGAATCCCATTTGTTGTTCTACACTTGAACCTGATGAATAAAAGAATGTTCCACCTACAGCATCAGTTGCTGCTATATTTGCCGGAACACCTCCTACTGGATCTGCTGCAATAAATCTATGTTCTAAACTACCAACTGTAATTTGTATTTCATCATCAGGAGATGCGGCTGTACCAAAATTAAAATCACTTTGATTATTTGTTAATAATATAGTTCCTGATGCATGAGTTGCACCTAACACATCAGTAGATGATGAAACAACTGTAGATGCAGGTGAATATCCTGATGCTAGTATTCTTACTACTGTTAATGTATCAGCAAATTTTAAATATTCTCTAGCTGCATAATCTGTTAAATATTTGTATGAATTTTCATTTGCACCTGAACCAGATGTAAATACTCCTCCAAAAATTCTTTGATATTGAGAATATGTTGATATCGTTGTTGGAATATTTGCAGGTCCTCTTGTCGTTGGACCTATTAATGCAGCGCCTATTGCTGCTACACCCGCTGGTAGGAAAGATTGGTCTATTTCATTGGTAAACACACCAGGTGATACTACTTTTTCAGCCATTATGTTGCTCCTCTTTATTTATTTTCTTATAAATATAATTTTTTCTAGTCAAACAATCAATTTGACGGTATAAATTCACCGCTATCTAAATCAACTGTGCCAGCACCATATTTATCGTTTAATTTTTTTACTAAATCTTTTTCTTCTGTTTGAATTTCTTTATATTCAGCAATTAGTTTTTTCTTTTCTTTTACCAAATTTTCATAGTGTTGTTGCGCTAATAACGACTCCATTTCCAATTGGCCGAATTCTTGTACTTTAATTCGGTTTTTATCTCGTAGTTTTTTTACTTCTTCTAATTCTTCTGTTGTAAATTTTTTTGTTGTTGCCATAACTTTTTCTTTAAATCTATAATTAATACTACTTATATAAATATGCTATTGAATCTTCAAACAGTTAAATTGTATCATCTGCATGAGGCCGATCATTTTGAAGATCTCGTATACCTTCTATCGATCTAATTGTTGATGTTTTAGTAACACTTTGTTCTTTAGTTACATTCCCAGATTCATCAAATTTATTAGGCCTTTCTTTAAATGGCTTATCCTTTTGAATTGGATATCCATATCCGCCTATTGGGCCATCTGTTACATTAGCATCAAATGCAGTTGTTTCTGATTTAAAAGTAACTCGCTTAACAGAGAATCTTTTTTGCATTGTCGATTCACGTAATTCATCTTCCATTAATAATGTTCCTTTAGCAGTAAATGGAATAGTTGCTCTAACTACTCTATCTTCTCCAGATGCATTTGTTACTTCAAATGAATAATCTGAAATATAAACTGGAAATTTTTGAGTTGTGCCCCATGCAAAACCATTTAATGGCATTATCTGTTCTATTACATGATTCATTTGTTCTGTATATTCTGTCCATATTAATAATTCATATGCAACATCAACAAATTCTGGTATTGCTGTAACATAAAATTCTCGTAGTGGTTTTATATTTCTTGTTACTGAAAATCTATCATATCTATTAGCCTGAGTAAATTGGTTTTGATGAGTTAAAATATTATCATCAGGATTCTTATTCACCCCTAGGGTTTTTAAATTATCTCTTTCAGTTATTGTTCCACGTTTAATACTTATAATCGGAGTCATTATTTTACCTTTACGGTCTCTCATAAATCCCTTTGATTGTACTTGTGCCCAAGTCTCTCCATTTGCCCACATTAATGGTACATCAATCTTTTGGCCATTTTCAATAACTGTTGGTTTTATTACATCTCTTATATAAGACATCATTGCCCAATCAATATCTTCTAATGTTACTTTTGGAATTTTAACATTATCATTATCACGCCTAACCTGATTAGCTCTGTTTAATTCAGTGTTATTTGTAAATGCTGAATATGATTTTTTTAATTCATTGTTAGCCATTATAAGTTTCTCGGTATACTATTAGGTTTATTAACGCCTGATCTCACTTCTTGTATATTTAATCTATTTCTTCTTGTTACATGTGCTTGGCATACAACTGATATCGATTCTCCAAATTCTGGTCTTGTATCATCATTTCCTGTTACATGTACTCCTCCTGGTAAATTATTACCTAAATCTGTGGCTGGATTAATTCCTCTGAAATATTGTGATGCGCCTACTCCATCAATTTCATAAAATTCATTATCCCATTCAATAATATCACCTTCTTCTATTATAATATTAGCTATTACTAATTCTGGTCTATGAAATGCAAAAACTGCAGTTCTTGTTGAATCGTATCCCGAATCATCACCTGTATATGATTTATCATCTTTTTGTACTATACAATTAAATCGCATAGGAGAATAATAAATTTTATTATCAGCTTCGTCATACATATTTGCTGCAGTATCAGGTAGTGACAATTTGTAGAATGCTATTTCAGTATCAATAAGATCGTAAATTAATTCTCTATTGATATGTCTTAATAAACTTGCATCTCTTGCTGATCCAAATAATGCCATATTCTACCCTATATATATTTTAAGTGGTACCTTGTTAAATGTCGATAGCATTGCATCTGATTCTGCTTGTTTTCTTTCTAATTGTGCTTGCCTCGAAGTTTGATCAAGTATTTCTTTAATTTCTGCTATAAGTCCTTCTTTTTCTGTTTGTGCGGCTGATATTAACTCACCTCCATTTAATGTTATTTCTGCATTTGGAATTGGCATTGAAGAATATTTACCACGAATATATCCTAACATTTCTTTTGATAATGCCAACGCATATCTACGTATCCATTGTTTTCCAACTGAATTTACTTTTGAATATGTAATATCCTCATATGGTATATTTGAAAAATCTGACATACGCTCGGCTGGTCTTGTAGTCTTTAAAGGATTAAATCTATCTTCTACTTTTATATAAGTAAAATAAACTTTATGAAAATTAGAACCATCTGGAATAGGAAATAATTTTAATCTGTCATTTACTAGTTCAAATGAATAAGCAGATTTTCGTATTTGATCATTAAATTCAATTGCTTGGAATCTAGATACATCATAATATAATGGCATCATCATAAACGATACTCCCGGTGACATTCCTCCAAACCCAAAACCATCTAACATGTTTTGAGACCCCAGGCCTGTTCCTACAAATGGATCAAAATATTTTACAATTGCTGGTGGCGCTTCATGGAATATTCTTTTAATATCAATTGAATCTATTCCTGGCGTGCCTGATTCTAAAGTAACTGTATCTGAATCTGTTAAATCATAAATTTGTTGACTACCTGTTACTGCTAATGAACCTGTATAATATGTTACATTTCCGCCACTTCCTGCTTCTGTACCATACTCTTCTGCAAGTCCAATAAGACCACCATAACCTGGTGAAACATGTTTTTGTGTTAGATTTGTATCGGATCCGGATAGATTAAGCGCTCCATATAAATTAATTAAATTATCTCGTATATTGAAAGTATTTAACTGAGCTCCGTATTCGGAAACAGCTTCTTCAAATGCTGCATAAAATGAACCAGAATCTAATTCTACATCTACTATAGGATATCCTAATCTTTTTGCACACCATTCAGCTACTTTATCTGAATCTGCATCGAATTGTGTATCTGTATCATATAACCCAAAAGGTGTATCCCCGTTTGAAAATGATGATGATCCAGGCCATATAGGAATGTGTTTTGCCATAGTATTATCTTTTTATATAAATATGTTGAAACTATACTTAACTTTAACTATCAACCGATGATATCTTTCCTGATGATAAAATTATCTTTCCTGAAGGTTGTGATATCTTTCCACCTCTATTGATATATGTATATTGTAATAATGGTTTATTACTGTCGCTACCATATCCAAGCTCTCCAAAAGCTTTTATAGCTGCTCCTTCTTGATGTATATCTGTACTGCTCAAGTCATGAGTATTACCTGGAGCTGTAAATCCTCCACGCGTGGGAGTACTTGTTGCTGGTGCTGAACTTGTTAATGCAAGTTCAAATTTAGTATTTACAAGAGCAAGTCCAAATATACCATTTGTAGGAGTATTTTGTATCGCAGAACGTGCACTTGAATTTAATGGAATTGCAACAGTTCCGGCAAGAGGAATAGCAGATCCAGAATTAACATCATCATATAATAGAAAGGTTACACCTTGATTATGTTTGTGATGTATTGATCCCGTTGTCGAGACATTAACTGTACTAAAATTGGCTGGATCAATCAGACTAGTAGGAGTAGCTTCTACTACTGTTACAGAACTTGTCATGTATGAAAAATCAACTGATGTTAAGGTAGGGGCCACAGTACGTGCTGTTAAAGTTAATGTCGCATCTGTTATTTCTGCATTAGGTGGTAAGTTTGGAGGATCAAATCGTATTATATGTCTTGTAATAGTATATGTATGAGTTATAAAAACAGGATCTGCTCCAGTTTTAGTTTTTACAGATCTTATACCAACATTCATTTTACTATTAGCTGGCGAATTAGGACCTACATCACCTGTTCCTTCACCTGAGCCAGATCTGGCTGCGAGATAATTAGTTTCATCAATTACTGAAACTCCTTTTCCTGCTGTGGCTCTTAATGAAACAGTTGTTGACATTATGTTATCTCCTTTTTTGGAACATAATAATTATTGTTATCCCATTTATAAGTATATGTATCAGGAGCCTCTTCTAATTCAATATGCTGATATTCTACATTATCTATACCTAACATATTTCTAGTATCATTGATTTGATTATACCAACTTACTAAAGAACCTATTTTTGTGAATTCAGATATTTGATGTTTTATTCGTTTTTTTGCTGTTTGTTTAAAACAATGTAATAATTTTGTTTTGTTTATAAATACTCCATCATATTCAGGTAAATCCATTTCATAAAAACTACCTGTTATAATTGTTACATTTGATTTACCATTTGACCATTCAATTGCATGTTCATATGCTTTTTGTTGATCTATTATTATAGTATGCGTATTGATTGAATGTGATTGAATAAAATTTGCTATTTGACACATTCCATAACCTATTTGTAATATGTTTCCGCCATTTTGACAAATATATGCTGCACTTGCAGAAAATGCATTTGCTTCCCATATGCCCTCAAGCGTTTCATGACTACCACTTACAATTACATTATTGCCTTGCCATAATGGTACCCAATCTTCATTTAACGGATTATTTATTGCAGATCCTGTCCAATTATCTGATGTTGCTCTTTCGTGATTAGTATTCATATTATACTCCTATAACTTTACTTATATTGGCAGTTGATATTCCTATAACTTGGCCTATATTAGTATTACGAACATCAATTACTTTATTGCCATATCCTTCTGAATATGTTATTGTCACAAACACATCCATTACTTTATGACCGTCAGCACTTGGAGTTATGTTTACATTTAAACCATCTAGATAACTTGCATCTAATGCGGTTGAGCCATCTTGTTGTGTAGTAATATCAGAACTATCATAAGTAGTTGTAGTACCAGTAAATCCACTTCCTCCAAATGTAATATCAGAATAAACTTGTCCGGCGGCATCTATTAAAACAGCTACTACAGTTGCACCTGGTCTTCTATCTTGCGCGCCCCGAAAACTCAATACAAATTTTTCAATTGTTGCACTACCCAATCCTGATGTATCTGCTAATGCAAGTTTATAAATTGCTGAGGTATTATTTTGAAATGCAAATGTGTTATCATCATTATCATTAAGTTTACCATGTATATTGGAAGCAGGATTCATTCCTGATTGTGCATTTGTTCCGTCCGGTCTTATTATTTGTGTTGGCATATGTTAACTCACTAATACCCAAGTGTTGTCTGGATTAAAATATATTGTATCTGTTCCAAAATTCCATCCTACCACTCTTGCAACATGTCCTGATGTTGTAGCAGAAACATGAGATGCAGATCCTGGTGCTTGTAAATATAATGCACAGCCATTTTCTCCTCCTGGATCATATCCTATATTTGCCATACCTCTCATTAACATACCATTAGTTGTTGAATTTGTTCCTACTGCTAATGCTAATGATGATGATGCATTGCCATCTGAACCTGAATGTGCTAATACCCAACCTGAACCTGTATGTGCATAAATTGCTCCAGCTAATGTTGTTATATTTCCAAATCTAAGTATATCTCCTTGTACATTTCCTGTTGCAGAAATTGATCCAGTGTCATATAATAGATGACCAGCTTGTCCTGATAGTTTACCACTTGCACTTATATCAGCTGATGCTGTTATACTACCTCCTGTGTTAATTCCAGCTTTAAAATTAGCTCCAGGGTCAGATGCTCTTGTATCAGAATCAAATCCATCTTTAAGATTTTGAAGTAATGTACGGTTCATTTTTTCACCACCAATTCTAATGGTATCACTATCTACATCAACTATAGATGCTGTTATATAAGAAATTGACATTGATGTGAAACCAGTTATGTTACCTGATCCTTGAATTCCATTAACAATTAAATCTCCGCTTGCACTTATATCTGTAGCCGTTTCTATATATCCAAATGATCCTGTTGCACTTGAACTTATATTACCTAAACTTGCGCTTATAAAACTAGTTGAATTGCCAATATATAATACACTTGAACTCAAATAACCTGCTGTTTCAAATCCTGTTGTTGTCCCTGTTCCTTGTAAAGTAGTAATTACTGCTCCACTTGCACTTATATTACCTGAGGCTGTTATGTTACCCGTTATTAATGTATTACCAGATGCATCTATATTAAATACTGCACTTTCAGGTCCTGCTCCAACATCTGAAGGTGAAATATAGAAACGGTTTTGATCTCTTGCTAATCCAATTGAAAATTCTTGACCATTTTCTGATGCAGACATATGAAAACCTACATCTCTATTAGCACCAGCATGTGTTGAATATAGTTTTATGTTTGCTTCACTTACTCCCCCTACTGTTAGTAGTGAATTATCAGATTCATTGGTTCCGGTTGTACCTACAAAGGTATTTCCGCCAAATGTATGAGAAGTACCACTTGCACTTATATTACCTGAGGCTGATATATTTGTAAATAATTCTAATTGTTTTACATTTGATGCAGAACCTGAACCATAATAAAAAAGACCATTGTCAATATTAATTGCAACTTCTCCTTGCGCTAATGTGCTTGGTACGGCTGATCCTGTTCCTGTTCTTAATTGTATTACACTTGGCATATTATTCCTACTTTTATATAAATATGTTAGTTATCAAAAGGTTCCTCCATAAATAATTCCTGTAATAGTGCCACTTGAACTTATGTTACCTGATGCTGTTACATGTCTAACATTAATATCATTACCAGGAGTTAAAAAATCAGCTGTTTCAGCATGTGATGATGATAATTCAAATGTTATTTCATGAGACGCAGATATTGCATGAGATGCAGTTATATCAAGTGAAATAAGTGCACTGCCAGTTCCATCTTGCAATTGACCATTATCAATTTGTACTACACGTTGATATGTATCTTGTATATTTTGGCCGGTAAAATCTGCCATCACATAACTCTATTTTTTATATAAACCTTTAAGAACTCCTATTATCACTGACTTCTTATTTTCATTAATTGGTTTATATTTTGTATATGTCGCAACTATTTTATTTAATCTATCCTTTTTCAAATGTAAATTTTTCATATTGATATTTTCATGTACTAATAATTTCATTATATTAGCAACATGGTTGACATCTTTTTTAGTTATTTGTTGTTTTACATTTGAAACTTGTATTTTATTTTCTTTAATGACTTTTTTATTAGATTGAGATTTTACTTCAACTGTAACTGTCTTACTGGCATTTATTTCAAAGTCTGACTTCCATGGAGTGAAGTATGTATCTTCTGCAATTACTTCTAGCCTCATATTACCTTTGCTACTTTCATCTATAAGTCCCTTTAATTTCCTTATCGGTATTGTACACTTACCAGAACTTGTTATTTTTCCATTAAACATTAAACTATAATCTGAAGTTTCTACAACTAATCGTGCTTTTGATTTAGAAAGACTAGTACCTTCTATTTTAATGTCGCATTCAAATAATTCTGCCTTGTCTGTGAATAATTTATACATTTATTTTCTCCATCATTTTAAATGATATTTTTCTATATTTATTAAACTATTTAAATCATTTTGTTGTTTATTAGTTAAATTTTCATATGAAAACATATCATTTAATACATGTTTACGTTTTTCACACATACAATCTTTACCCATAAAAATAGATATTTTTTGAACTAAATTTTTTATACCAGTTATAGATGTAAATCTTTCAATAGTATCACCTAATCCTTTATCACCTTTTAATATTCTTTCTTGTATCCAACTCATATTTTTATATTTTCTACTGTTAGATCAACGTTTAATACTTCTTTAATAATTAGTTCAATATCATCTACTGTTATTTTGATATCATCTTTAATAGTTTTTTGCCCAGAATATGTTTCTATACCCTTTATCTTACATACTAATTTAATGAACCGTTTTTTCTTATCTGGTTCTAATTGATTAGCATGATATGCTATTTCTGGTGCACTAGCACCTTGTGATAAAAGTTCATCTACAAATCTTACGTCATCCCATGTAAATGGAATAACATCTCCTCCTATGCCTTGCTCTGTTGGTGATAGTTCCCATTTAAAATCTGCCTTTTCCCATCTTATCTTTTTACGAGCCATTTTATATAAATATACTCATTAATGATAACCATTTAATAATTCTAACAAATCATCTATAGCAGCATGTCTATGTGAGTCTTCTAATACGGCTTTAAAAACGTATCTAGAATTTGTTAGTTTAGCCATATCATGATATGCTGAATAATTTTTATCTTTTAAATCTATTTGATATGAATCGCCACAAAACAACATTTTTGAATCTTTTCCTAATCTACCAATTGCCATGGCAAGTTGAGATCTTGTTAAATTTTGAAATTCATCTACTATAACAATTGAATTATCAAATGTCCTTCCTCTAAAGTGAGCTAATGATACTAACTCAATTTGATCAGACTTTTCCATTCTTTCTAATATAGGTGGTTTATTATATACCTTTCTCATATTAGAACGAATAGGAACTAGCCATGGTTCCATCTTTTCACTTTCTGAACCTGGTAGAAATCCATTATCCTCTGTAGAGATAGTTGGTCTTGTTATAATAATTTTATTATATTGTTTTTTGAAAAATTGATCTAATGCAACTTGTACTGCTAATAGTGTTTTACCACTTCCTGCTTTACCTACTATAAAATTATATGGATGTTTTAATATTTGGGTCTTTGCTGCTTTTTGTTCGTCTGATAAACTTAATGAAAACCTTATGGCCCCTTTTGGCGGACTCTTTACCATATTGTCTTTTACTGCCATACACGTGACTCCTTTATTTAATATAAATATCGAGCCATAAAAAAAGGGAGACCTAAGTCTCCCCTTAATTATTTATTTAACAATTACTTATTAAATACGGTCTAAACCTTCTACAAATACTTTACCATAGAATTCTGGTCTTACCATTTTCTTAGCATAACGAGTCATCACACCTTTACGCGGAGTAAAGTTAGATGGATCATATACTAATGGAGTCATGATAAGCGGAATATACGGAGCATAAACAGCACCTGTTTCAAGGAACTGAGCACCTCTGTATCCCATTAATATAGTATTCTCAGTCATATAAGGATTCTTATAAACTTGGAATCTACTATTAATAGAACCTACTTTTTGTACTCCCATTGCAAATTGCATTTGATCGCCATCTGTATCAGCAGCATATCCTGGAATTGATTCCAAAATAGTTGCTACAGTTGGTGAACATACCAAGAAGTTAGCACCACCACGTAATGTTAATTGGTGAATTTTATTACTAACCTTTTGTATTTTAGTTCCTAAAGTTTGGAACCAAGTACCTTGATTATATGCTTGCGCTGTTGCATTACCTTGCGTAAATGCATTTGTTGAACCATCAAATTCAAATCCAACTCTTGCAGACCATCTTTCAACTGTTTGAGCATTTGAAATTAACATGTCTAATATTTCTAAATCAATTTCTTGCGAAACATATTCAGATAACATAGAAGTCAATTCAGCCTCAGCATCAATTGAATGATAAGCATTCAAGTCTTGAGCAAATTCAGGTGACCAAACAGCTTTTAACTTTCTTGTCTTTGCAACAATAGCTTCACTTCTTAATTCAAGATTGATTTCTGGGATATCCAAAATTGATGAATCAGTTAAGTCACCACCTTCAGTATCTTCAAAGTCACCTCTATCATTACTTGGTGGAGCTTTGTGATATACAGCTTCAATACTATCTACTGTGTCGGTAACAAATAATACCGGAGTAGCATCTGTTTCAACTAGGAATAATACTGACTTATGAGCAAAATCACCAGTTGGTGTTGCAAGTCTAGTAAATTCTGGAACAATATTAGTAATACCAGAACCTGATATATTAAATGCTCTAACACCATTTAGGTCTGCATTTGATGTACCTGCAGTACCACCTGTATCTAATTCAGCAGTCTTAACAGCAAGTATCTGATAAGTTTTTGAATTATTAACAGCTGATGCTGAAAATTCTGTATTAAAGTTTGTAAATTTATCAAACTGTAATCCTGTCAATTTTGTCATTTGGTTTGTAAATGCATTTGTAAATGGATCATATGAACCTGAAGCTGCATCAGCCGCAGATAAATCTAATACTTTATTTGCATCGTTAATAGAATATCCAAATCTACCTGGACCATAAAGACCTTCAGTAGCAGCAGTACCTGAATCATAATCAGTACCGTTATCACCAGTATTTGTAACACCAAATACCGAATCATTTTGTTTATTAATACCCTGACCTGTTAGGAAATCATTTCCTGTTGCACCATTCGCGAAACCGTTAGTTCCTTGCGCCGTACCATATTTAAAGTCTAAGTAAAATACTAGACCAGATGGTAGGTTCATTGGTTGTACAGAAACAAAATCTTTAGCAGCTATTTCAGCAAATATTCTTCGAACTAATGGTAAGGCTACACCTGACCATTCTTCATTTCCTGTTCCGCCTACTGCAGAATTTTCTGTTACCAATTGCTTGGCTTGGTTCTCTAAAAGAACCGCCATGCTTTTTCTATCTACCTCATTATTCATACCTTCCAAAAGACCTGTTCTTTCCCACTTCTTCTCTAGTTGAAGTGAAACAGCATTTTGGTTAGCATTGGAATCTTGAGGTAATAATGAATTAATATTCATGAGTTTTCTCCTCTTTTTTTTTAAATTTTAAAGATTAGCTAATTTTTTCCATCTAGCGCTCAAAGCAGATCCTTCAGAAATTACTTTCTTTTTAGGTGCTGTTGATTTACTAGATTTTGAAGCATAGCTTTCTTTGATTGTTCTTTTTGTTTTTTGTCCACTCATTACAAATGATTCAGATAATGTAGCAAATACTAATTTAACTTCCCTCAATGATTGAGCTCTGTCAAAGTTTTCAATTACTTTCATTTTCTGACCTTCATTTAATGAATGATTTCTAAACAACTTGTTTGAGAATAATAATTTTGCATTTAGAAGATTGACTTCGTTAATTTTGGATTTCAAAAATTTGATAACATTATAAGCTTCTTCAAGGTCTTTTTCCTTGTCTTCACCTTCGTCCATATTATCATCTTCATGTTCACCTTCGTCCATTTTGTCATCATCTTCGCCTTCTTTTAAAGCTGCAATGATTTCATCTAATGAAACATCTTCGTCATCTTTATCTTCTGTTTCAGCAACTAGCTTACCCTTTCCAGGATCTTCTTCGTCACCACCATCAGCAACATCAACTTTGTTGTCGCCTTTTCCGATATCGGATGAATCAGACACTTCTTCAACAGGTGCTTCTTCATCTTCTCCTTCAAGCTCTCGTAAAATAGCTTCAAGTTCAAGATCTTCATCCATTCCGTCTTCTTCTGGTGCCATGTCTTCTTCCATACCATCATCTTCCATATCCTCGTCAACAGGCGCACCTGCTGCAGTATCCATTCCTTCGCCATTAGTTTCCTCAGCCTCTTCATGTTCTCCTTCGTCTGTTGGAGCTACATCAGCTACTGGTTCTTCTGGCATGTCATCTTCCATTTCGTCTTCTTGAAGTTTAGCAGATAACATTGATTGAATTCTTGGAGTGAAAGCTTCTTCTAATGCAATTTTTGCATTGGCTAATGCTGTTTCTCGTACCGCTTTCGCGTCAGCAATGGCCTCTTTAAGCAAATCATTTTTTGCCATAATTTTTCTCCTCTTATTTAATTTGGAAATAAGGTTATTAGGAACCTTAATAGAATGAGTAAATAATTACTCGTTAATAGTTTGATAGAGTGACAGTATATTAGAATACTGTATCGTTACATTAATATATATAATTAAATTATATCAAACAACCAAAAAATTTAAGAAAAGATATTTTATGAACTGAGAATTTCTTTTGACTCTAGCTGTTGGAAGTAACGAGCTCTATCTTTTTGTTTTCGTTTTATATCTGCTTTAGATTCGAATTGTTGTAATTCTTTTAATTTTATCAATTTGCCAGAAGATTTAACTTCTTTTTTTAATTTTCTTAAAGCAAATTCAATATCACCTTTTGGATGTCTTTTAGTACTTACTACTCGTACTCCTACTCCTGGTAATATACTTTCGTGATGTCTTTGATTTTTATTCATTTATGATTATTTTACGTTATAACTATTATTAATATAAAGAATATTTTTCATGATTCCTAATATTAACTAAAAGATTTTGCTGCCACCTTATTAATTCGTTTTTTGACCCATTTTTTACCTTGACAAAATAATCCGCATATTTCTGTTAATTCTTTTGCATCGTAATTATCTACTATATATTCTAATAATGATTCTGGTATTACGATCTTGTTCTTCATAACTTTATTTTAAAGATGTTCCAGCTGGTTTTGGAAATGTATCATCTAATGCAGGACCACGTTCTTCATGCCCTGATTGTGTATATGCCTCATCTTGTAATGCTTCATTTACTTTATAATAACGATTCAATACCATACCCATATCTTCATATGCAGATTCCAATCTTTGTTGTAACCCGTTCATCTCACCAGATGTTTTTTCAAATACCTTATAAGCTTCATTCATTTGTTTCATATGTCTAGATACTGTAACATTATCAAACCAATGTTCTGATTCATCTATCGTCATTTTTTCGGCCTGTTCTATAACACTTTTCAATGTTGTAGTGACCTCTTGTAGTCCACCTTTAGCATATACCATCTCACCTAACTTATGAAAGTTACCAACTGCTTCTAAAAAGGATTTTTTTTCGTCGCGAGTCATTTTTTGATCCAATTCTTCACCAATATATTTTTCATTTAATACATGTTTTGATAATTGTTTTTCAAATTTGTTCATTAAAATTCTCCCTTACGTTCTAATCTATCTAACATTTTTCTTAATCCTTCTAATTGTTTATCTGCTCCTTGTATATATCTTGAAGCTTGATTTCTTGCTTGTCCTGCGGAGATAGATCCCATTGCAGCTGAATCATCGGCTATTGTTTCTAGAGATGTTGCAATTTCTTGTTCAAATTCCTGTAATGTAGTTTCTAAAGATTCTACTTGCCCTTTAAAATACTTATAATCAAAATCAGATGTATCGCTATCTTGTCCACCAAATCTATCTCCTGGTGTAAAGTCACGTTCATTTACTTTATGATTCCTTGCAACATCTTTCATTGTAGGTAAAGGTTGTCCAGCTTTTCTTTCCCAAGCAAAACCTTCTAATAGTTTTTTAAGTTTCATCATTATTTAATCTCCAATGCCCTTTCGCCCGGTTTCTTTTTTATATTTCTATCACCTTCACCTCCGAATCTATCTGATGGCTTTCCTAATGGTGGATTAGGTCCTAATGTACTTGGTACAAATCCTACACCTTCATTACTCTTACCTTCATAACCAAATAAATCTTCTGCTTGTTTACCAGTTCCTTTTTGATTTCTATTATTTATAGGACCAAAATTTGATTGTTTATCTTCTAATGCCATAATTAAAACTCCGTTATTATATCAGTTATTATCTTTTCTATATTTGCAAATTTATCTGTCGTACTATTTACTTTTGATTCATTTACTGGAGATAGAAATGCTCCATGAGTTGATGGATTTGAGACAAAATCAAAAGCAATCAATTCAAAATCAGGTTGAACTTCTAATGCAACTTCATTCTCACTCATTACTTCTTTTACAGATCCCATACCTCTTGATGATATACCTAATTTAATACCTGACTTAAAAAGTTCTTTTAATATATTACCTGATGGAGTACTTAGTACTTCAACTGTTCCTACTAAATCGAGACCTTGCCAACCCATATCTGTTACATTATGAGAAACATTATTTAAATTAACAACAGAAGAGTCTGGATGATCTAGTTCACCCAAAGCTCTTCGTTCTTTAATAAATGATGATGCATATTTTTGTGCTTCACGCATTAATGTTTCTTTTGGATAAACTCTACCATTATGATTTTTTGCTTCTGCTCTCTGTAGTACTCCCTTTACAACAAGTTTACCATTGTTTTGTGCCAATGATTCATTTATTTGTTGAGGCGATACTTCAAATACCGCATAATCTACTAATAATTGCTTATCCATTTTTTATTCTCCTTATTATGATTGATATGGTATATTTGAATATGGTAATATTGGATCACCTGTATTACTTATTGCTGTAAATACTTGACCTGGTGCACTATTTGCAAATGTATCATCACCTTGAGTTGTTGTTGAAAGCGATCCTGTTGATCCTCCTCCAGCTCCACTAGTCAAAGGAAGTTCAGATGATACTGAAAAGTCTACTACCGCACCTGCTACTGCATTTGTTATAGTAAATGTATTTCCACCATATGATTGTGTTGCAACAGATAATAATGTTGATGGAGCAATTGTATTTGTAAATCCANCTANTNCAGCTGTTGCTGATTGAGCTGCAATATTATCTGCCATTATCTGAGACCATGAACCTGATAAACCAACTGCTACTGCTGCTAAACCTGATTTTATTACAACACTATCACAAGATGCAGTAACTACACAATCAAATCCAGTTGTTGATAATCCTGCATTTGTAAAATCTTGCGCTACTAAATCAGATGCTGTTACAAATGCTAATAATACTTTTTTTCGAATATCAGGATGTCCTGCTGAAAAATCAGTTGCATTAGGTACTAAACAATTTGCGGTTATACCAATAGCTAGTCCTGATGTATTAGAACCTGTAATACTATTATCAGTTGCTGATGCAGCTGCATACTCCCATGTAAATGTTGCAACCTCTGCAGTATTACCAGTTATGAATCCAGCAGATCCTCCTCCGCCGCCTCCTGCTGCTGCAGGAACACTTTCGCCTGCATCACCATTTTCTTGTAAGACAATTGGATCATACCATTGCATTTTATTTTGTTCTTGAATATATTTTTGTTTACAAGCGTGTATACCTTTTGATTCTTTTAACGCTTTATTTGCTGGCATCCTCATAAAGTCTTGCCATGTTTTCATAAATCTCATCTTAGTTCTCCTCTCTTGTTTTTAGTAGCACCTTCTTGGCGGATGACCTACTTTATTATTATTGTGATAATTCTTTTAATCGATGTGCAACTCTTAACATTCTTTCATTAATTTTTGCAAACCTCTTACCTGTTGTTTTCCAGAAGTGGCCAGATTGAACTCCTGTTTCTGTTTTTAATCTTAAATTGTTGTTAACAATTTTTTCCATTTCACCTAACATTCTATTAACTTCCATTATACCTCGATTAACCTTTTGTTGAGGTGTTGATGTCGGATCTTGTTTATATTCTCTATATGATACTTCAGTTAAATCATCTAATTCTTTCATCATCTTTTTATATATAGAATCATTTACTACTTCATATCCTGTACTGTTTTCTGCATTATCCTTTTTCTTTTTCTTTGATTTTGTAGATTTATCTCCAAATGCATATGGAGTTTGGTAACCTGGAACACTAGCCGATGTTGACATTTCTTCTAAATCCTCCTCTTCGTCCATATCACCTAACGAGTCCATATCAGAATCAGAAACTTGTCTTATTTCGCCTTTAACTGCTTTTGTTACGACCTTTCTTCTTTTTGCTAAATAAGCATCTGACTTATCTACATCGCCATCGTTGTCTATATCATCATCTTCTTTTCCTACTGGGTCAAGTTTTGCTTCTGATATATATTGTTTAAATCTTTCTAAATAATCCATATCATATCTCCTATTGTTGTCTTCTTAAGAATGTTATTGGCTGAGCTCCAAACCTGAGAGCAGATCCTGATATCATTGAAATTGATACTTCATGTACAACTCCTGGAGAAAAAGTAGTTATGTTAACGGATGCTCCTCCTGCAATATGCATAGTTCCAGGATTACTAGGATGAGCACTTCCACTATATATAAAAGCACCATAACCAAAATTTGATCCTGTCAAATCTAATTGGCCTCCGATGAAATTTATAGCTCCATAATATTTTCCTGGATATCCTAATCTATCAAATTGATTATTTTCTGTTACATCATTGTAAGCAATATCTGTACGAGCCATTATTTATCTCCTGCCTTTTTTAATTCATTAACGAGTTCATAATATCTAAGCATTGTAAGAACATCTTTATCTTCTACATTATGCTTTTTACTTAACTCTGTTAATAAATTAGCTACTTCATTTAATTTAATTCGAACCACTTTACTAGGCACATTTGATTTAAGTGATGATATTGAATTTTGAAGTTTTTTTGTTTCAGATATTATATATTTTTTCAATTTAACTGAATTAGTTACATTATTGATATATTCTCGTAATGTACGTTTTTGTTCAGCATTTAATCCAGAATATTTACTATTAAATTTATCTACAACTATTTTAGATGCTAAAATTCTAACATCTTTATTTTGTTCTTCTATAAGTGTCCCCATTTTTTTAATTTGAGGTTGATCTTGAACATGTTCAACTAATGTAAATTTACTATCTACATATTCTTTTGGATCATCTGCAGATGAATATTCAAATAATTTATATGTAGATGCTTGAACTTTATAATTATTAACACGTGATTTGAAAAAATCATCTATATTAAAATTACTCTTAAGATCTTTTATTAAATTATATTTATCTCGTCTTAGTTGAGATTCATTTATATCCTTTCTTGCTTTTACAACAGCATCTACAAATTGTTCAGCTTTGTTTTCTGTTTTGAATTTTTCAGCTGAAATTGTACGATATAAATTTAATTCTTTTGATAATTCTGTACCAGGCTTGAAGTGCCTTTTTATAACTTTTAACGATTGAGAAGGTTTGTTATTCATTGTATCTGAAGCAACTTGCCTTACTAATAGTTCAAATATCAAACCGGTATTTTTGACTTTAGAATGTTTAATTCGTTTCATGTAGTGGCGCCCTGTATTTTCCTATTTTTAAATAAATATGCTAAGTTATAAGAAACCAATACTTAATTTTCATCAATCAATTGTGATTCATCTAACATTGTCCCATTATCACTATTTTTTTCAGTATCAGATAACGTTTCTTGAATTATTTTTGGTGTCTTATTATTATTTTTTAAAAAAGTTATCATTTGGTTTACTTCCTTATTTTCCATGCTTAACGGTGACCCACCTTTATATTTGTGCTGTAATGGGTTTTTATCAGTACTAAATGTATTACTAATCTGTTTTGCTGCTAAAGGATCTCTACCAAATGTCGAATCATGTGATTTTCCATTAATAGGTCCTTGCGGTCGGCCTGGGCCTGCAACATGTTCTTGTTCTTGACCTGGTAACAAGTCTCCATTTGTTGCAACATGCATTGATGCTATATCATGAGGTGTTCCAAATGATTGATTTGTTTTTCTAGGATCATTTCCTTCGCCTTTGATTTGTTCTTTTCTAAAGTCAGCTTTAAGATCTTCTATCACCTGCTCTTGTTCTGCAGTCCATTCATCTTGACTTAGTCCAAATATATTTTCATATATCCATCTTTCTGAGAACATGGTTGTTTCTTTTAAATTTCCAGCTAAACTTACCTTTTCATTTAATGTTTCAACTTTTTGTTTCTCATATATCAATGATGGATTAGTTAAATTCAGTTCAAAATTAACCAAATCTTCATCTTTATATCCTTGAGTATATAAATGAACTACTGCTATTTTTGTAAGTTCAGATACAAATATTTTTTGTATTCTTTCTATGGTTCTTGCAAATCTTACATCTTCAGCTGCCAATGTCGCTTTACCATCAATACCTTCATCATATCCTAAAAAGGCCTTTGGTATTTTTAATGCCGCAAATAATTTATTTTTTAAATAATCAATATCTTCAATTTGCCCATCGTTACCTAATCCTGGTAATGATTCAATTGATGTACCTGATTCTCCTCCTCTTACTGGTAAGAAATAATCTTCAATCATATTTTGCATATTAAATTTAAGATTGTAATCTCCAGTCTTCTCATCTATATAAGGAACCTTTTTCATTTTATTGACAATACTTTGTACATGTGAATCAACTTCTGCTGGTGGTATATTTCCAATATCTATTTTAAATATTCTCCTTTCAGGTGCTCTCATTATTCTATGAATTAGCATTGCATCTTCCATCAACATTAATTGTTTGAATATTTTTCTTGCTGGTTCAATCATTGATTTACCATATGGTAAGAAGTTTGTATCTGATAGCAATCTAAAGTGTGCTATTTCAAAAGGCTCAAATTCTTGTGTACCTTTACCTCTATCACCTAATGCAAAATTATATGAACCACCTCCATGAGTATTTTCTAATGTAAATTTATATGCATATGGATTATTTGGATCAAACATTTCTTCACGTCTTAATTCATATGCCGATATTGGTGTTACATTTACAATTCCAATTTCTTCTTCAATATCTAAATGTAAATAAAAATCTCCGTATTTACATGCATTCCTAATCCATGGCCATAAATTGTAATCTATATTTAATATATCATAAAATAAATTTCTTAATACTTTTCTTATTTCATCATTTGGAGAAGTAATTGTTAAAGTATCTCCATCCGCATCCTTTACTGTACTTTCATCTGAATAAATATCTAATGCTGATGATAATATTGGATCCATGTCCATTGCTTCATAATCTGTAAATAATTCTATTTTTGATGTATGAAATGTTTGATTTTGATTATATGTACCATATCCAGGCGTGCCTCGATGTACACCAGAAAATCTATCTACATAACGCTTATTAGTCATATTACCTGTAGATTGTAATCTATTTGTATCTACTGCCTTTAAACGATTTTTTGCAATTCTTCTTACAACTACGTTAGTTGCAAATAATCTGCCTAATCGCGCTCTTAATGATGTATTCGCCATAATTTTTCAATTTTATATAAATATGTATTTTATCCAATTAACCAAGTTAAATCCTCATTATCCTTGTCTCCACTCTTCCATTGCCATTCTTTTGGTGTTTCTTTTCCTGATGTATAAACACCTTTTGATTTTCCAATATGGCCTAAAGATTTTTTTGATAATTCTATACCTTGTTGATGTAATCGTAATGCTGTATCTCTTATCCACAATGCAATTCCAAATGCCATTACCAAATCATCATTATATCCTCGTTGTGCTTCTGCTCTTGATCCGTTCCATATAAAGACATATAATTCATCTATCAATCGTTTTGACTTTACAATTGGAGATTTTTCTCGGAAATATGTTTCTATTTTAGATATTATTAATGGTCTTGTTTTTGATGTAGTCGAAAACCCAGGAACCATTTTTGATTTATCTTTCAAATCATATCCCTTTCTCAAATGTACATCCTCGTCTACATAACCATCTTGCTTGTAACTATAATATAAATTTTTGTAATTCTGATCAATTGCGACTTGTAATACTGCCCAGCCTATATTTGCATTTTCAATAACTAGTAATGCATTATTCCACTCTGTCGCGACTGCTACTAACATGTTACCATATTCTGTAGTTCCTATCTTTCCTTTATATTCTGCAACTTGTTGCATATTTTTTACATCTAATACATGAAATGCGGAATAATCTCCTCCATCTCCACGCGCGACATCTGCTACTACCACATAACTTTTAGTATAATTTGGATATTCCCAGATCCAATAGTTTGAATCAAATCCTCTTCGCTCTTTTGGATCTTCTACATATGTTTGTTCATACCACTGTAATATTGGGCCATCTACTATTGTATGCCCAGAACTTATAAAGTCACAGTCACATTCTTGTGCTGCCATTTTTTCACCTAACAATTCTGTTTGTAATTGTCTCCAAGGTTCATCTCGTTCTGGATGTAATGTCCAATGTAATCGAATTGCATGAAATTGTCCTCCTGCTTCTGCATCTACCCATGTTTTATGAAATAGGTTACCAGTACCATTCGGTGTTGATAACATAATAGCTCCACCACCAGTTGCTAATGTTTGTTGTGCCGCAGTCCATATTTCATCTATTCTATCAATAAAGGCGGCTTCATCTAATACTAATAATGATAAGGCTTCCGATCTACCTGCATCACCTTTTGATGATATAGCCTTTATTTGTGAACCATTTTTAAATCTTAAGGATAATTTGTTATCCTCTAACGCCTTTCCTTTTAACCATGCCGGTAAATTATCATGCATTACTCTTACTTTTGTAACAAGATTTTTTGCAACATCTTGTTTAGTTGCAATTACCAATACGTTGAAATCTGATTTAAATATCATTTTCCATAATGAATATCCGGCAGTTAAAGTTGATATACCTAACTGTCTAGATTTTAAAATGATTGAATATCTATTTTGTGATATTCTAGTTAATGAATCTTCTTGAAATGGATAAAGATTAAAATAAACCTTACCTTTTGTAGGATGTTGAATAATACAATACTTTCGCATGAAGTGTACTGGATCGACTGAACATCTCTTATATTCATCGCGTATAATTTCTTTTAGTGTTTTCTTTACTGCCATTATATACTTTAATATAAGAAATTATTTGCAAAAAACCTAATTATTTTTTAGCTCTTTTTTCTATAGAGCGGCCACCAAAATAAGCACCTATTACTGTTATTAAGACTAGTTGTAATAAATCTGTCCATTTTTCTTCCACTGTAAATGCAATTGTACCAGCATCAATAAATATCATTAATACTGTACTTATAACTAGAAATATTAATACTAGTGGTCTTACATTTTTTGATAGCCATGAATCAGAATTCATATCAGCTGACCATCGATCAGTTATGTTTTGTTCCATTTTAGCTTCATGATCTAAAACTATTTGTTTTAGTTTAGCTTTAGCAGCTAATCTTTCATCATCAGTTGTTACCAAGTTATCAATAACTCCTCCTACTGAATCAACTAATGTACTAGCTCCTGCAGAAAATATTTTTTTTAATACTCCCATAACTTTCCTTTATTGTTTGAATTGTTTTCTAATATTTGTTTTAAGTTTTTTATAATCTTGTTCTATTTTGTCTAACATGACTGACATATCAACTTCGCCTCTATCACCATCTGCATTTTGCCATAAAGTTTCTTTTGCCTGCGTTTTAATTATTTCAACTTCTTTATCTGTATCTCTGAACCATGCCTCTGCATTTGATTTCATTATTTTGGTTTGATACTTTTTCCAGGCCTTTTCGCCTTTTGCTTTTATTTTTCTTTCTTCGGCTAAAACACATCCAAAACATTTTTTACGTTTAAAGTAAAATTTAAAATTTAATGCTTGTTCTTCATTTCTCATTTCTGTACCACATTTAGGACATTCATCTGGGACTCGTAACATGTCTCGTACTGATTCCATTATACTATTTTCTGGTACGCGTGATGTGAATCCATCATGTTTTGTAACTTTAATCCTTGTCCCGGATGGTTTTGTTTCTACCCAAACTTTTGGATCACCATTCTCAAATTTTTCTAATACTTCAGTTTTTTCAGTATCATTCTTTGAATTTCCAAAATATGTTGATTTTCTTGTTTGAAATCTATGCTCACCCGCAAGCATTTGCTTGACGGCTTTTACATTCTGTAACTTATTGCTCATAATTATTTTAACTTTTTACGGATAGTCATTACCAACCTTTTTTTGGCTGGATCTTTTAATTCTAAGTTATTAATCAAATCAATAACAAAATCTGATTGTTGATTTGCAGGCCTGTTACTCAATGTTTGTTTTAACATCTTATAAGCTTGTGTTTTATCAAGTTTTTCAGCTTTAGCATCTAATGCATTTTCATCAACTGTTCCTTCAGGTGATGTATCTGCACTCGGCGTTTCTAATCCACCTGACCTAAGCATCATGGCTAATTTTTTTGCAACTACTGGTGACCCTCCTGAAACTGCTTGTATTACTTTTAATAATCCAGCTGCTTGTTGATCAGGTCCTCCTCGTTGTAATGCTCTTTTTAACATTTTAACGCTAGTAGTTTTTTCAATTTTTTCAATACCACGGCCGATGTTGTCAGCAGGTCCTTCTTGTAAAGACTTTTTTATTTGATTTTGAATTAATTTTCGTAATACACCTTGTTCCATAATATATCCCATTTTTTTAATATAAATATGCTACTTGTCTCCAAGTCCGCCTATTCCTAACAATTGATTAATAGGGGCAAATAAACCTGTTAATTTATATGTCTTTCCTTTATATACAAATACTATACCTTCTGTTGGTACTAATTTTTCAAATCCTCCTATTGCCTTTATTCTTTCTAACTCAAATTTCATTTTTTCAAGTGCTTTAAGATCTTTTGATTTTTGTATAACTTTAATTTTTTTTGTTATTCGTTTTCTTATATCTTTAACTGCCTTTTTTGGAACCACTGATAAATAGTCTGATATGTTATGTAATATTTCAACTCCTAATTCCAAGAATATTTTTTCAAAATTGTATATATTTTGTTTGTTTTGTTTTGCAAAATCCTGTTTATCAAAATCTTTTGCCATTTGTAATATTTCTGCATCTGGGATACTTTTTGAATTCATTCTAAATGACTTATCAAAATATGCCCATCTTTTTAATAGTCCTAATTTTACATCATCTGTTGCATATGGAATTGCCTGATCAATTTTTGATTTCCACCATTCCTCATGCCACATTATTAATTCATCTGAATCTTTTAGTTTGAATTGTCCTTGTAATACGTTTACCCGATCGATAAAATATTTTTCCTTTTCTTCAAAATTAGGCATCTGTCCTAATGTTAAAATTTTAGGTGGAATGATTGCAAATTCTTTTTGTATATTTGCATTTACATCTGCAATCATTTGTTGTAATAATGAAGCAAGTTCTGGTGCGTCATCTATTTTTGTTGCGGTTTCTAAATCGTATTCACTTATACCATGAAATTGTAAATAAGCTTTTGGTCCATACATAACAACATTTTGTGTTCCTGGATATATAATTTCCATATTTAAAAATTTAGATCCATTTCCAAATATTTCTTGTAATTTATCTTGTGGTAGTTTTTCAAATGCCCTTTCTAAATCTAACATGGCAAATGTAAATGCCTTTTCTATTTCACCTCTTCCTGCAAATTTCATTTTTACTTGTTCTGGGTTTAGTGGGTTTCTTATTGTAGTTTTATTTCTTGCTGCTTTGACTCTACCATCTTTATATGTAACTAATAAATTTTGACCATCTGTTTTTTCTTGTATACCAGTTTCTAAATCTAATTTACCTTCAAGTGATAATCTTATCATTTGTTTCATATCACCAAATGTAATATCTCTATCATCAAATGGATGATTCATGTGGCCAGCTGCTCCTCCTTCTGTTATTAATTGTTTAAATTGACCTGACCACCATTCTTTTGTCAATTCTTGTTCTTGTGGTACAATTCTCATTTTCATAGCCGATCTTCCGTTAATTAATAAATCACCTTTTTCATTCCAATTGATAGTTTTTACAACTACTTTTTTATTTTTAAATCTACCCATCAT